TCTAATTTTTCACATAGTCAGTTAAAGATTCCCAGAAGGGCTGTATGACAGCAAGAAAAGCAGATAATTTGCACCTACTGAATAGCACCTATCGAAAGGATAGGCATGGCGATCCTGATGCAAAGCCAAAGGTCGAGATTAAAATACCTTCACCCCCTAATTGGCTAGAAGGCAACGCACTTGCTGAATGGAAAAGAATTTGTAAGGTGCTGAAAAACTCAGGATTATTGAGCAGCGCAGAAACGGCGGTATTATCTCAGTATTGTTTGCTGTACGGCCAGCTTCAAGATTCTGTGGTTTATGCCGATGATGAATCTAAGCGATTCAATGCAGCGCAACATACTCAGCTTAGATTGTGTTGTGTTGAGTTGGGACTTACACCGAAAGCGCGCAGCCAAATAACAGTAGGCAAAAAGAAAGATGCCAACGCCTTCGACGACATCTGATTATTCGACTCGGGCTATATTGTATGCTGATAATATAATCAATGGCGAAATACCCGCATGCCTTTATGTCAAGCAGGCAGCACAGCGATTCATAGATGATTTTAAAAACCCACTTATACATTTAGACCAAGACGAAGCTAATCGGTGGTGTCGATTCCTTGAGAAACTCCCGCATGTCAAAGGCAAGTGGGCTGCTAAGAAAGAGTTATTTATCTTGTCTGATTGGCAGGTATTCTGCACGGTTAATATATATGGCTGGCGAGTTGTTGCTACGGGTAGGCGCAGGTTTCGTGATGTGTATATCGAAGTACCCCGCAAGAACGGAAAGACCTTTTGGGTGTCCGGTCTTGCATTAGGGCATCTTGCGATTGATGGCGAGTTTGGCGCGGAGGTGTATTGTGGGGCTACTTCAGAGAAGCAAGCTTTTGAAGTATTTAGGCCTGCTAAACAGATATGCGAAAGAACGCCTGATTTGTGCACCAAGTACGGCATAGCAATCAACGCTAAGAACCTGAACATTCTGGAGAACGGGTCTAAGTTTGAGCCTTTCAAACCGGCATGGGTGCGCGAGAACAGCCCATCATGCTATACATCACTACGGCTGGCTCAGATATGGGTGGACCATGTTATGAGAAGCGCGACGATGTTAAGCGTATTCTCGATGGGTCGATTGAGGACGATTCTATATTTGGCATAATTTATACGCTTGACGAAGATGATGAATGGGATACGGTCGAGGCTCAAATCAAAGCCAATCCTAATTATGGTATCAGTGTTGATGGCGACTTCCTGCAAGCCCAGCTAAACGCGGCCAAGCGATCAGCGGTCAAGCAATCGGCCTATAAGACCAAGCACCTGAATAGATGGGTAGGCGCGAAAATGGCATGGATGAATATGCTGGCCTATCAGACTTGCCGAAAAGATATTAAGATTGAGGACTACAAAGGCCAGAGATGCTATGTCGGAATTGATTTGGCGTCAAAGATTGATGTGGCGAGCATGGCTGCATACTTCCCTGATGCGGGTGTGGCTTTTATCAAGCATTACTTGCCAGAAGATCGGGTACTTGATGGCGGCAACACAAGGTACAAGGCATGGCATACTGACGGATGGATAACATCGACACCGGGCAACGTGATTGATTATTCTTACATTGAAGATGATCTTATTGAGTTCAAGTCCATGTTCGAGGTGGCAGAGGTGGCTTACGATCCCTTTCAGGCTACGCAGTTTAGTGTTAGAATGAGTGAAAAGGGCTTCCCGATGATTGAAGTCGGGGCTACTGTGAAGAATTTTAGCGAGCCAATGAAGGAATTAGAGGCGTTGATTTTAAAGAAGGCTATCAGCTTCTCTAAAGATCCGATGCTCATGTGGATGTTTGGCAATGTTGTCGCCAAGCTGGACAAGAAAGATAATATCTTTCCCGATAAGGAAAGGGCTGACAACAAGATAGATGGAGTGGTAGCATTAATCATGGCAATTAATCGATCTGTTCTTAACAAAGAGTCCGGCTCACTAAGCGACTTCCTATCCAGCGCGGTAACGCAATGAATCTATTTTCTCGTGCACTTGCATGGTTTGGTCTTGGCTCAATCAGCAATCCAGACAAAGGCGCTCAACACGGATCGAACGGCGGCACATCCACAGAATCCGGAATATCGGTAACTGATGAGAGAGCCTTGCAAGTCTCTGCGGTATGGGCATGTGTTCAATATATCACCAATTCTATCGCATCTGTTCCAATCGAGTTTTACGAAAAGACCACAGGTGGTCGAAAAGAACTAGAAAACCATGCCCTTATAGATTTATTTCACTCAAGCCCCAATAGCCTAATGAAGCCGAGAGACTTCCGCAAAGCCATGACGATGCAGGCTGTAATGTGGTCAAACGCTTACGCTGAGATTGTGTGGGCAGGCAATAGACCTGTTTCTATAATCCCGCTAAGACCGGGGAGAATGACACCGGTTATCGGTGACGATGGCGACCTTACATACCACTACGCAGTAGAGAACGGGGTCAAGATATACGCTAAACGGTCTATCATGCACCTTAAAGGCTTTGGTTCTGATGGCATTGTAGGCATGAGCCGCAATGATTACGCACGACAAACACTAGGATTGTCCGTATCTGCCGATGTTTATGCGGCTAAACAGTTTGCAAATGGCGGCAGGTCAGGCGGTGGGTATCTTAAATTTGATGAGTTCCTTAATGAAGATCAACGCAAGCAAGCCAAAGAGCTATATCAGAACATATCAGCAACGGCTTATGAGACAAACAAGCTATGGATTCTTGAAGGTGGCGCAGATTACACACAAGACACACTAAACCCTGACACCATGCAAATGATTGAAACTCGCAAGATGCAATTAGGCGAGATAGCAAGATTCTACGGCGTACCAGAAGTATTGATTGGCGCTGGAACGGGTACGGGTCAATGGCCTGCATCGTTCGAGCAGCAATTATTATTCTTTCTTACTTTCACGCTTCAAGATTATCTTGATGAATGGGAAACGTCTATTGCAGATTCTATGCTCACGCCATCAGAGCGGAAAAGGATTATTGTCGATCACGATGTATCTAAGTTCATCAAGATGGACTCTGTAGTCAAGGCGCAGCTTCAATCTACGTGGGTGCAAAACGGACTCAAGACCAGAAACGAAGTACGCAAAGTGAATAACGATCCACCAGTTGAGGGTGGCGACGATTTAACGGTGCAAGTAAACTTAACGCCCGTAGATGAATTGGCAAAGGTTGGCGAACAGCCAACTATGTAGTAACATGGAGATCATATTATGTTGAGAAAACTAGACAATTCGACTTGCGACTTCAAGTTTCACGCCACCAAAAAGGGCGAGTTTGAAGGTTACGCATCTGTATTCGGCGGCGTTGATTCTTACGGCGACACCATCATCAAAGGCGCATTTGATAAGACTATCGAGAGCGGTATTCTGCCTAAGATGTTCGTGAACCACGACAGCTTTCAAGTGCCTGTCGGTGATTGGAAAGACATCAAAGAAGATGATCACGGATTATTAGTAGTCGGCGTTATTGACATGAACCACAAGGACGGCATGACCGTTCACTCTGCATTGAAGCGCAAAGCAATGGATGGCATGTCTATCGGCTACAAGATATTTAAAGGTGGATCAGAAGAAAACGAAACCGGTGGCCTTGATTTGTCGAGTATTGATGTAAAAGAGATCAGTGTGGTGAATTTCCCAGCCGATGGCGCAGCGCGCATATCTGGCGTGAAGAATGACATTGAATTAATTACAAGTTTAAAAGACGCGGAACGATTCCTGAGAGATTCAGGGTATTCCAAGTCGATGGCTACTGCCTTTGTGAGCCACATTAGTGCTATGTGTAAGGGTGATCCTACAGATAATAGTGATGAAATCGCAGAACTATCACGCAAGGCAGGCGAAGCAGCGACGAGTAATATCGTTGAATTTATTAGGCGCATGTAGCGTCAACTATCGCCGTGAGGCGACAGACTCCCAGTGAGGATTTTATTATGAGTGAATTACTAGATCTTAAAAAGATCGAGCAAGCATTAACCGAAAAGCACGACGAGCTTCTAGTCACTATCGACAAGGCTAATGAAGAAGCTAAGATTGCTGGCTCGGTTGCAGTTGAAACCAAAGCAGAAATTAACGCCGTATCCGAAACGCTTAATGGTCTTTCCGATCGCTTGCAAGAAATGGAGCAGAAAGGCGCGCACGGCAACGACGAAAATGTTGAGATTAGTATCGGCGAACAATTCACCAAGTCGGCTGCTTTTGAGTCAATGACAAACGTGGACAATCCTGCTGGCACGGCTCGCATGAACCTGAAAACGGCTATCATCAATGCTACCGGTCAAAATCAACCATTAGTTCCTGCTGATCGTCTTGGCGGCATTAACGCCACGCCTAATCAAATGCTTATGGTGCGCGACATGCTTCCAGTAACAGGCACTAATAGCAACTTGATCGAGTTTGTACGTGAAAACGTATTTACCAACTCGGCTGATGTTGTTGTTGCCGGATCTCCGCAGGCATTTGAAAACGTGGCTAAGGCTGAATCAGGCCTCACTTTCACGCTTGAGACTGAGGCGGTGCAAACGATTGCTCACTTCATCCCAGCGTCTAAGCAAGTTATTGCTGATTCTGCTCAATTGCAGGGCTACATCAACGGCCGATTAACTTATGGTTTGAAGCTGAAAGAAGAAGCGCAGCTATTGACCGGCACGGGTGCGAATGGGCAGCTTAACGGCTTAATCACTCAAGCAACGGCCTACACGCCTGAATCACCACAGCTAACCAACAAGATTGACATCATTCGTGATGCTATCACTCAGGCTCAGGTTTCTAACTACATGCCAGATGGCGTTGTGATGAATCCGACTGATTGGGATGCTATCGAGCGTTTGCATGTTGGCGCATCGGATGACCGTTATGTTATTGGCGATCCTCGTTCAAACCTTGCTACTCGACTATGGGGCTTGCCTGTATCTGTGTCTAACAGCATTTCTGCGGGCACGTTCTTGCTTGGCTCGTTTGGTATGGGTGCGGAGATTAAAGACCGTATGCAGGCAACTGTTGAGGTTTCTCGCGAGCATAGCGATAACTTTACCAAGAATATGATCACAATCCTTGCAGAAGAACGCATCGCTCTTGTGGTTTATCGTACAGAAGCCTTTATTACTGGCTCGTTCTAATAGGATGGGCGGGGGAAACCTCGCCCTTACTTTATGAAAGTAAGAATTAAAGGCAACCCAATCACGCAATTCGGCTCATTTAGTCATGGGCAAGTGATTGACGATTTAAAGTACCCAACTGAATTTCTATTGCATCTGGTTAATGAAGCAGGCGCAGCGGATTTGATTGATTACGAAACTAAGATCGATAATAATGTTCAGGTTAAAAAAAAGGTAGAATCTTCACCATCATCGCAACCGGCCAAAGCATCACCGAAGCCGACTGCATCGAGGCGCAAGAGAAAACAGAAGTAATAGCAGTAAATAACGCATGGGAACTCGTACCAGAGGCAAAGTATCATTACGCATGCGATAGTAAGTGGTGGGATATTCACTACAAAGCAGTAAAAGCAGGGTTTAAAGGCGAATCATTTACCATTAATGACGCTGATAAAACAAAGAATCCTGATGAAAAATACAATTTAACACGATTAAAATCTAGGCAAGGCGGCGATATTGATGATAAATACATCCATTATGGCGTATCTGGCGGAGGCAATAGCGGATTTCAAGCTATCAATCTGGCTTACCATCTTGGCGCTCGCACTATATTGCTACTTGGCTTTGATTGTTTCGGTTCGCATTATTTCGGCAATCACGCGGAAGGTCTTAATAATCACTCGCCATTTGCGGGGTTTATTCAATCGTTTGAATCTATCACTAAGGACGTGGAGATTATCAATTGCAGCAGAATGACCGCTTTGAAATGTTTTCCGAAAACGACGATAGAACGGCTGTCATTATAGGCACTGGCCCGAGCCTTACCGAAGATCAACTTGAACTATGCAGCCACATACCGAGATTCGGCGTAAACAATGCGTTTATGCTTGGATTGGACGTCCATCTAGCGTGTAATTATCAGTGGTGGGATGAATACTGGCATCAAATAAAGAATGACCCATGTGATAAATGGACACCGAGAAAGATAAGTGCGGATAAGTACGGCGTTAATTACATAGAGGAAGTATGGATTGACGGACTCAGCACTGATAATA